TGTGTACACGGCAAACCACTGTTTGACATCGACATCTTCAAGGGCAGCGTGGCCGAGGTCGTAGCCAATGGCCGTAGGGCTTATAAAGACTGGAAGGAGGAGAAACTATGGGAAAAGTAAATATTGGACCACGATATTATCGTGTTACTGTCGTCATTAAACCGGAAGGATTTAATAAGATATTATTGGAGGGACTTTTTGTTTATGGAAAAGAGGCATATACTCTTTCGGAAATCAAAAAGAAATGCTGGGAGTTTCTCAAACCGCAAATAAACTTCGAAAAATACGATATTGACCCAGAGCAGGTAAGAAAGGATATTAAACTCACGTCGCTGCCAGTTGATTTCTTACTCAATGCGGATCAAAAATAAAAAATAGGCATTATGGATAAAGGATTTAATTACGCACGGTTTTACGCGCTCTTAAAGCAACTGCCCGGCGCAGATAAGGAAACCCTTGTAGAACAATACACAGGCGGTAGAACAACGCATTTGCGTCAGATGACGATTAAGGAGTACGAGCTGATGTGTTCTGTGATGGCTCAAGTGGCCGGCTATGAAACGCGTATGGAGGCTTTGCGCAAGGAGTTACGCCGTAAACGTAGCATCTGTTTGAGGCTGATGCAGCAGCTTGGAATTGATACTACAGACTGGACACGGGTTGATGACTTTTGCTGTCATCCGAGGATTGCCAAAAAGCCTTTTAGAAAAATTAGCCTTGATGAGTTCGACGAGGTGATCAAGAAGCTTCGCATGATAAAGCGCAAAGGTGGTTTACGCCCCGTACCGAAGAGTAAAGAGCAATCGTCTGCGTCTACTATTGTTTATGTCCAACTGAATAATCTAACTGAAAGTTAAACCCAAATGACACCAAGAGAATTTGTAAAGCAAATGATGGAACACATCAAAAAACTCACGAAAGACATGAGTGAGATAGAGTACGACAACTGCCTCGAGCAGCTCTCTTTTGAGATCGAGGACGAACGCCAGCAGCTTAACTGGTCGCCAAGTGAAGAATAGTTTTATCAACCTATAAACGAAAAGATAATGAGAACAAAAATAAGTAAATGGTTTGAAGCAAAGTTGCGCTATGACAAAGTGCATGATAATGGATCTGAAAAGAAGGTCACTGAAAGTTTTGTAATTGAAGCTTTTTCCTTTGGGGAAGCAGAAAAGATAGCCCTGGAATTTCTGGGCAGCTTAGTGTCTGGTGAGGTTCAAGTTATAAACATAAACCCGACGAAGTTTAACGAGGTGATCTTTGATGAGGAGGAGTCATGCGACCGATACTACAAGGCAAAACTACAGTTTATCACCCTTGACGAAAAAACAGGAAAAGAGATGCCCAAGCATTTTTACTATCTGGTACAGGCGTCCTCTTTTGACAACTGCAAGGACACGATCCGAAAAATGAACCAGTCAACCTTGATAGACTATCAGATTGCAGCCGTGTCAGAAACAAAGATTGTTGATGTAGTAGAACACAAATTATAAACGATATAAACAAAGAAAAGACAATGGGAACAAGAAAAAAGAAAGTAATCATTACCGGCGTGAGCAGAGAAGCCGCCGACGAGGCGTTTGCAACTTACGCAAAGAGCGATGCTCAAGTACAGAAAATCAATGCAGACATTGAGCTACAGTGTGCTAAAATCCGCGAGAAATATGCTGATAAGTTAGCAACACTCACCGCAGAGAAAGAACAAGCATTTGATACACTGCAAGCCTTTGCTACCGAGAATCAAGAAGACCTCTTTGCTAAAAAGAAGAGCCTCGATATGGCTCACGGTACCATCGGTTTCCGTACAGGAACACCGAAGCTGAAGACACTGAAAGGCTTTACTTGGGCAAGTGCGCTGGAATTGGTTAAGGAGTTCCTACCTGACTATGTTCGTCAGACATGGGACATCGCCAAGGACAAGCTGCTTGCAGACAGGGAGAGTTGCGTTCAAGAGCCCGGCAACCCTCTTGGTCCCGGCAAGTCTATGTATGAGCAGATGGCCAAATGCGGCATCCAGGTAGTGCAAGACGAGGCCTTTTACGTAGAACCCAAGAAAGAGGATAGTGGTGTATGATCCAGGAAGTATCTAAGTCTCCTAAAATAGCCCTGTGCCGTAAATGTCACGGCACAGGCTATTATCGTCATATTGAGACGGACAGTAGTAACAGCATACACATCTGTCCCCAGTGCGAAGGCAGTGGAAGAGTTTTGGTGAGTTGTAAGATGCGCCTGGATATCCGTCCTTATAAGGTCTTATAATTAATCGTAATAAGTACATGAAAGTTGACAACGAAAAGCGTCGAGGAGTGAGTTATCATCGCCGTGTGTGTGAGGTAAATTTAATTTATAATCGATGGGCCAAGACAGGACTCTCTAATCGTGAAATCTGGCGACGATATATTTACCCAGTGTATGGCATCAGTGAACGTACTTTGTATAATATATTAAAAAAAGGATGTAAAGATGAAATCCGAGACTCATCGTATTTTAAAAAGAATCCTTGATGATATTCGGGTGGAGATGACTGACGAGTTCGATCAAAATTTCGAGCGTCAGTCATTTTTTGGCGAGGCGTGGCAGCGGCGCAAAAGTCCCATACGCCAGGGAGGCCATATACTGGTCGATACAGGACGACTCCGCAGGAGCATACAGAGCCGGACAACGGATAACAGTATAACCTTCTTCACCGAAGAACCCTATGCTGCCATTCACAACGAGGGCGGGGAGATAGTGGTGACAACGAAAATGAAAGGCTACTTTTGGCACAAGTACTACGAGACTGTAGGAAGTTTCAACAGAAAGAAAGATGGCAGCAGAAGCAACAACAAGCTCACGGTGCAGCTTTCTGAGGAAGCCGAGTTCTGGAAGTTCATGGCCCTGAAGAAAGTGGGTACGACCATCAAGATACCGCGTCGCCGTTTCCTGGGTACCAGTCCGGAAGTAGAGAAAGCCGTCCGGGAAATTATCGAAGAGAATATCACCGAATATATCAACTTTGAATTTGAAATCAACGAAAAATGAGAAAAGAACTATACAAGATGCTCTGTGATAAGCTGAAGACAGTAAGCGGCGGAGCCATCAAGCATATTGACCTATGGAATCATAATGTCGAGTTCATCGAGCAGGAGGAGCAGTGGGCGCGTCCTGCGGTGTTCGTGGAGTTCGCCCCCATACAGTGGCAGGCAGTTCAGAACGGAGTGGAATACCGTGCTGAGCCGATAGTGAACCTGCATGTGGTGACGGACTGGACGGGCAGCGTCAGTGCTGGCAGCGAGTTCCAGGAGGAAAGCCTGAAGGTATTCGACCTGCTGGAGGAAATCCACAAGGCACTGACCTGTATGGAGGGTGATACGTTCATGGAATTTGACTTAGTGGAAAGCCGGACGAACCACAATCATGAGGAGATTATCGAGAATATAGAAAGCTACCAGTGTGTGGCGATTAAGGGTTTATAAACATAAAAGAAAAGAAATTAAAAAAAACCGTTGCTTTTGTTGGAAGTAACGGTTTTTTTGTATCTTTGTAAAAAGAAATAGCTTTTAGAGTTCAGCGCCGAGTTGCATACTTGGAAGTGTTGCTCTATCCGCTATTTCTTTTTTACATGTGTCATATAATCTTGTGCATCGGAGATACTGTGTAGTGTGAACTCTCCCCAGTCGTATTCTCTAACGATTATATAAGCTTTTATGTCGCGCAGAGTTGTTTCAAAAATATGTGACTGAACAAGTCTTTTTACGCCTTTATAATTTTCTGCTACTCCAACATACTTTGCCTTAGCGATAACCTCTCCGATATTCAGTAACATCAAATTTTTATCCATGAAATATTTACAAGGCTGGTTTGTCCATTCGGTAATAGTCTTTCCTGTGATATTTATCTGGTGTGGAAACGCAGGGTTGGATATAGTAGTCCCCTGCAGAGACTTAGCCTCTTTCCTTGTATGTCTTACATCAGCATTTGACAAAGCCCTGACGATACGACACGCTGCACAAAGTTCGTTATCAGGAATAAAGACGAGGTTCGTCTTACCCTTAGCTATATCACAGTCTTTACACCGCTTGATGGTATAAGGATTGTAGTCGGGAACGGATTTTTGCTCTATTCCAGGATTGAAACGGAATATCCCCTTGGTATCCTTTCCTGTAGCTTCCTCCCCCAGTGCCATTGCCTCGTCGTGTGGCGTGACTGGATATTTCGACTTGCGAACCTGCATCACCGTACAGCGGCAGTTCCACCCATTTGGCGGGTAGAACTCTTCCCAGAAAGAATCAGTAATTGGTAATGTCACACGATTGAGTGCAGCATGTTCTGGGCGTACCTTGTCATCACCAGCTGTGCGATACTGCAAGTTGTAGCGGTCGCCGTCCTGCATGAAGCCCTCCCATTTTGCTGCCATTTGTGCGGAAGCCTGCACAAAATTGTATTCTGCCCGTAGATAGTTCTGATTGTATGTACGGTCTATCTTTTGAACGTCATTCAAAAACTGTTCGAACGGCTTTCGATTGCCATTCTCGTCAAGGAGCGACGGGAACGCCTCATTCAGTTCGT